ACGCCACTTGCCCTCGATGCTACTGAACCACCAGGGGAAACTTCGATTGCTTGTACGAATCCAGTAACTGCTGGCATAGATAACGATGGTAAATTTAAGTTTATTAAAAATACTACAGTTGCCAATAGCGAGGTAGTATTCCAGACAGCAAACAGTGGTGATGCGGGAGATACGATTACTATCTTAGACGGTCTTGCAAACCAGCAAACAGCAGCAGCTTCTGTAATTATGGACATAGATGATGCTCGAACTGAAGTAGTTGCTCAGTGGAAAATTACCATTGATACCTTATCCATTAATCGAATCAGGATAATCTACAACGCAGACTATGACACAGATGGCCCGGATGTATACACATTTTGTAGTTATAGCAAAACAACAGCAATTTAATGTCTATAATTCTCCCACAGAATTCTAAAATCAAGCCTCCTTTGTGGCCTATTGATCTTGGTATAATTACCCATAACTGTGCTCAACTGGGATTGCCTGGCCCAGGGGAGGGTCTTGAGTTGGCTATGCCAATGTGGGAAGGGGTTGGAAGAGATGTATTTGATTTTATACCTCAAAGAATGTATCCATTTACTGGTACTATTACATGGACTGCTAATAATATAGACTTTGGTACAGCTACGGATTGCTACATTGACCTTAGTAATTTACAACTTAACACAACAAAACCATTTACTATAGCTTTTGCCTACAAGATGAATGCAGCTTCTGCTGTTAATGCTTTATTTACTCTAAAAACAAATACATCACAACCTTTTTCGGCCTTTATTTATAATGATGCTAATTATTATCCTATCTGTTTTGGTTCAAGTGCTGACTGGGTAACATTTAGGCCGTCTGAAAATTTCTGGTCGGATTGGACTAAAAATTTTCAGACTATAGTTATAACATTTGATGGTGTAGATCATACAGCAACTAGTAGTTATAAGGTATACTATAACGGTATTAATAAAGCACTTATAGGCACTGGTGGTTTTAATGGTACTGGGCAAGAAAATCGTATTGGTCGCTTTGGTAATAGTGCCCATTATGCAAAGGGGATATTTAAGTATTTTTATGTATGGCCAGAAAAAGCACTCAATACATTACAAGCTCAGATTCTTCATAACAATAATTTTGGCATGTTCGAGCCGATTAGATCTCCTGCGTTATGGAGTTTCCCATTAGGCCCAACTACATCTGCGCCGACATCAGTGGCGCCCACAACTCTTCCTCCAACTACGCTTCCACCTACATCTTTACCTCCTACTACTCTAGCTCCTACTTCACTTGCTCCAACAAGTTTGGCACCTACTACTTTACCACCCACAAGTTTAGCTCCTACATCTTTAGCACCTACGACCTTAGCACCTACTTCTCTGGCGCCGACAACACTTGCTCCTACTACTATATTACCTACAACTTTACAGCCTACTACTCTTGCTCCTACGTCGTTACCACCTACAACAGTATTACCTACAACCTTACCTCCTACAACGTTACTACCTACTACACTTGCTCCTACTACTATAACTCCAACAAGTTTGCCACCCACTACACTATGGCAATCAACAGCTGGGCCAACAACTAAGCCGCCAACAACAACTGTTGCACCTACTACTCTAGCACCTACTACCTTAGCCCCTACGAGTCTAGCTCCAACAACTCTACTACCGACTACTCTAGCACCAACTACTATTGCTCCTACAACTTTGGCAATTACCACTTTAGCACCCACTACACTCGGCCCAACAGTTCCACCTACAACTGGTTTGCCAAAAGAAATATGTATAAAGACCTGTAATTCAATTATGATAGATAACATACTATGCAATTCAATAATAACTAAGGAACTAATATGCTATGGAAACCTTTGTTAACGATACTCCAAGGATAACTGTAAACACAAACATAGATATCTCTGGATATACTACAATACAAATAAGATACAGAAAACCAGATGGAACTACTGGATGTTGGACAGCTACAATTTGTCCAACAGACAATGAATGTATGTATTATGATATAGTCATTGGTGATCTTGACCAACCTGGTGAATGGCTAATACAAGGAATAACACTCGATGCGGGAGCGCATCTTACTGGACGATGGTGTAGCTTCACTGTGCATGATTCATTAGTTGAATTTTGCACTACAGTTGCACCAACTACGATATTATCAACAACTTTAGCACCTACAACATTGCCATGATAAGATCATTCAAAATTCAAACGAACTGGAGTCCACCGTGCCCTACATCATAAACGGAGAACCTTCAACTTGGAAGGAAAACATATATAGCCGTAAAGATCACAAATATGACTATCCTGAAGGCCTTGATCTCAAGCCAGGTTCAGACTTTCATAATAAATTAAGGGACAAAATCTGGCAAAGGGCAAATTCCTCCAGACATGAAATATCTAAGCGCTTCGATTCTTGGCGTGAAATAGACCGGACACTTACAACTTACATACCATTAAAAGATAAAGAAGAACAACTTAAGAAAAAGGATCCAACTAAACCTGTTTCAATAGTCTTCCCCTACACCTACTCCATGCTCGAGGCACTTTTAACCTACCTCTCCATGGCTTTCTTCCAAGACCCTATCTTCCAATATGAAGGTGTAGAAGACGATGACACTATTGGTGCAATGTTGATGGAATTAGTTATCAAACTCCACTGCATCAAAAATAAAGTCCCTCTAAACATCCACACTATGCTTCGTGACTCACTTGTCTATGGAGTAGGTATCACAATCCCAGGATGGTCAACTAAATATGGCCGTAAACCTATAAAGTCATCTATAATCACTCAATCTGAGCTCGGTGAACGCACAGAACATAATGCCCAAATGGTTGATTCACTCTTATTCGAAGGTAATGACTTATCCAACATTGACCCTTACATGTGGCTCCCTGATCCTTCCGTTGCCAGTTCCGACATTCAATCTGGCGAATTCATAGGCTGGGTAGATCGTGATAACTATATGAATCTCCTTAGCGAAGAAGGTCAGCCACATTCAAGTCTATTCAACGTTAAATATCTAAAAGGGAAAAAAGACAAACGTTCTACTCTTGCACTCGATCAAAGTGATCGACAGAAACGTCACAGAGGTTCCCAAGATCTCCAACGAGGCACTTGGGGTGTGACCAATCCAGTTGACAACATCAAGATGTATGTAACACTTATCCCAAGAGAGTGGAAACTTGGCACTGGTGAATACCCTGAAAAGTGGTACTTTGAACTCGCCGCAGATGACATAATTATAGCCTGTGAACGTGCAGATCACAATCACGGAATGTATCCAGTTAGTGTCGCCTCACCTGAATATGACGGCTACTCAATAACACCTATCGGACGTATGGAAATCCTCTACGGTCTCCAGCATACCTTAGACTTCCTATTCAACAGCCACACAGCTAATGTACGTAAAGCCATCAACGATATGCTAATAGTTGATCCATACCTCGTAAACATAAATGATCTCAAAGATCCTCAACCTGGCAAATTAATTCGTCTACGCCGTCCAGCTTGGGGACGTGGAGTTGACAAAGTAGTTCAACAACTTGGCATTCAAGACATAACTCGCGCCAACATAGCAGATTCTGCCTATATTACCCAGTGGATGGATAGAATCTCTGGAGCAGATCAATCTATGCAAGGTTCCTTACGTCAAGGTGGTCCTGAACGATTAACTCGATCTGAATTCCAAGGCACTCGAGGTTCTGCAGTTTCTCGCTTACAACGTCTTGCAATGTTAATCGGTATGCAATCTATGCAAGACATTGGCACTATGTATGCAGTTCACACTCAACAATATATGTCTCAGGAAACTTACGTTAAAATAGTAGGTCGCTATGCTGAGCAACTAACTAAAACCTTTGGCAAAAGTGCAACTAGAGCCAAAGTAACACCTTACGACATGGCCATTAACTATGACCTAATCGTCCGTGATGGGTCAATTCCTGGAGGTAACTTCTCTGATGCTTGGATTGAATTATTCAAAGTCATAGGCACTAACCCTGAACTAATGCAACAATTCGATATAACCCGCATCTTCATGTATGTAGCACAACAACTTGGCGCAAAAAATGTTGAGGACTTTAGACGAAACATGGGCCAGATCCAGACCCAAACTATGCCCGATGAGACAGTAGCTAGAGAAGCACAAGCTGGTAACTTGGTGCCAGTAGGAGCATGATAATGGATATAGGTATTAATGCAACTAAAGATCAAATTGAAGAATTTAAGTCTTCCATTCTATGGTCTGACATAGTTAGGGAACTCGAAAGTTGGAAAGAAGGCTTCAATGATGAGATGGCATCTATTGTAGACAACTCAGTCGATGCTAACCCCTCAACTGCAACTGTCTTACTTCACATGGGAGACCTAAATGGGAGACAAAAAACAGTCGACTACATGATAAGCATTTTAGATGTATTCTTATCCATTCTAGAAACCAAGGAAACTAAAGAGGAGGAAATTGATGGAGAATAATGAGGAATCAAAAAGGACTTCAGAAGAAGTAAATTTAATGAATAAGAGTTTCAGTGATCTATACGGAGACGAAGATGATTCATCAACTGACGCACCTGCAACGGATGCTCCTGCAGCAACAGATGCCCCAACAACTGATGAACCTGCTACTGACATTCCTTCAACAGATGCACCTGCCACTGATGCACCAAAGACTGATGCACCAACTACAAACGCACCTGATGACAGAGATCAAATCATCACTGATTTACGAACTAAACTTGCTGAGAAAGACTCAGGACCTAAGCCAACTAAGGCACCTACAACTTTAGTTCCTCTCGAACTTGGATCTCAAGATTTCATTGGGGATGAAGATGTAGAAAGTTTAACTAATAACAAAGAATCACTCAATAAACTCCTAAACTTAGTCTATTCAAAGGGAGTAACTGACTCAAGAAAGATTGTCAATGAAGGTATTACTGAGACTATTCCTTC